AACCCGGACGACCTCGCAAGGATGTTCCCGCCGACGATGCCGACCAGCCGCAAGGCAAAAAGGCACAACGGCAGGCCGAAGCGGAAAAGAGCGCTCAAACGGGACCGTTCGCCGTGCCGTCGCCTCCGAAACTGGTGGTGAACCGATGACCGACACCGGCCGGATCGTCCGTGGTCATTCAATCGAACGGACCAGCCCGAAAGGGGAAAGGTTCGTCGGCACATGCTGGCAGTGCGGCCGATCGGGTCTAACCCTGTCCGACATGTCCGAACCATGCGAAAACGTCGCCGGCCTGACCGAGACGGAAAGTCTGGTCATGGCGATCGAACAACCGGAGAAAACCACATGATCACCGTGTCCGAGTTCAAAGCATGGTTCGAAGGCTTCACGGAAGCGATGGACGGTCCGCCCGATGCGAAGCAATGGGAACGGATTGTGTCCAAGATCAAGGCGATCGACGGGACGCCTATGCCGACAGTCGTGATCCGTGAGAATTACTATCGATTCCGTCCGTTTTGGCCTCCTGGCGTCTATTTCGGAAATGTGGCGGCCATGCCTGCAGCATCGTTCGAAGGGATGAACGACGATCAAAAAGGCGATATGGTCTATAATCTCGGCCGCGCCGAATACAGGGCGCTTGCATGACCAAGCCAACGCGAGACGAAGCGGTCCGGAATTTCCAGTGGCGGATTGCCGGCATGTTCCTCCGCATGCTGGCGGCTCGGTCCGTATCGATCGAAGCCGTCGAAAGTCAACTGGAATGGCCGTCCGGTAAGCTAGAATGCTTCCTGTCCGGCGCGGTCGTCGGTGCCGACACGGATTTCACCCTGCGCGACATCGCCGCTGTCGCATGGGTACTTGATTGCGATATTGCGATTCAGTGGGTGCCGGAATGACCACTACCATGCCGCAAAAACCCGGTTATTATTGGGCGAAATGGCAGATCGCGGCGGACGGCACGGTCGAAGGCGATGACCTGACGCCTGCGTTCGATTGGGAGATTGTCCAGGTGAACGACAATAACGGCACGCCGGGAACGCTGGAGGAACTGTCGGTCTCGGTCTGCGGCGTTGAAATGACCCAATGGCGTGATTGCTTCCTTTGGGGCGACTTCGTCGCGCCGCTGGCAACGGATGGACGCAAGCCATGATATTCTATGCGCCGGAAGAGTTGGAAATGATCAACCGTTACCCATGGGGCATTCACTCCCTGTCCGATATGGTTGGATCGCAGACGGTCACAACACCGATTGAAACTTACGGCTTTGTCCGTGCTGTTCCGGAACCATATACCGCAGGGCTGTTCGGACGGTTGCGCGCCGCTTGGTATGTGGTGACGGGAAAGGCGCATGCCGTCCGTTGGCCCGAACCGGGTGATTTGGAAAAGGCTTTGGAACAATGACCATGCGCGACGACCTCGTTACGCTGTTAGTCAAGGCCGCGAGTAAAGGCGACGATAGACCCGTCCGATCGCTTGCGTCCGAGACGACCGACGCGGGCGGTGTGATCCGCCTGGAATATTGGCCCGGCGACGGTTACGTGTTGTGGTATCACGGCATGATTGTCTGGAAATCATGGGAACAGCCGGAATGATCCCCTATCCGCTGCGCGCTGCTCGCCTGTCGCTCGACGTCAACCCGTTCGGTTTCTGGTGGAAACCGCAGTTCGTCCATCGTGACCGATTGACGGAAACCGCCCGCGCGAACGGTGAAACGATATGGTGGATGCGTTGGGCTTGGTTCCAGATCAGCTACAGTCGGTGGGTGTAACGGATGACACCCGGCCGCACCGCCTGCATCGACTGGCAACACCGCATCGTCAACCGCCTGCCGTTGATCGCTGCGCCGCCGCTCTATCCGCAGGAAGCGGCCGAAGCGCTCGAAATGTTCAAGTCGCTGCGCGTGGTCGACGCGCCTGGACAGCCGACATTTGGCGAGACGGCCGGTCAGTGGGTGCTGGACTTGGTCGCGTCCATATTCGGCGCGTACAACAGCGAAACCGGTGTCCGGGAAATCGGTGAATTCTTCCTGCTTGTCAGCAAGAAAAATGGAAAAGCGATCGCACTTGACACACCCATTCCGACACCGTCCGGCTGGTCCACAATGGGGGAATTACAAGTCGGTGACAGGGTGTTCGGTGTGGATGGCAACCCTTGTAACGTCGTCGCCGTCTCGGATGTCTACACCGATCATAAGTGCTATGAACTGACGTTCAGTAACGGCGAAAGCGTGATCGCGGACGCTGGTCATCTTTGGGTGACGTACACCGCGCCCGATACATGGCCTGACATCCGAACCACGGAAGAAATCGCCCGAACGGTTGGTTCAGTCCATACGCTGCAAACGCCTTCGTATATCCAGAATATGGACTATGTGAACCGTTTGGGCGGTCAGCCTGCTTATCCTGACACTCCTATTCGGATTACCGACGTTCGGTCTACCGCAACGGTTCCGGTCAAGTGCATTCGCGTCGATTCGCCCGACAACCAATTCTTGTTCGGTCGGACGATGTTGCCGACCCATAATAGCCTCTTATCCGCCGGCATCATGCTGACCGCGCTCCTGCGCAACTGGCGGCAATCGAACGAACTGATCATCATCGCGCCGTCGATCAAGGCGGCAAACAACAGTTTTAAACCAGCGGCCGACATGGTCCGCGCCGACCCGCGCCTGGATGCGTCCAAGGGCGGCGCGCTGCATGTGATCGACCATGAACGCAAGATCAAGCATCTGTTGACCGGCGCGACGCTCCAGGTCTTGTCGGCGGATGCCGGAATCGTCGTCGGCGTCAAGGCTGGCTTTGTCCTGATCGATGAAATGTGGCAGTTTGGCGAGAGCCATAAAGCCAACTCGATGCTGCGCGAAGCGACCGGCGGTCTGGTGACGCGGCCGGAAGGCTTTATCATGACCATCACGACGCAGTCGGACAAACCGCCTGCCGGCGAGTTCAAAGCCAAGTTGCAGTATGCCCGCGATGTCCGGGACGGCAAGATCGACGATCCGCGCTTCCTGCCCGTCCTGTATGAATTCCCGCCTGACATGGTGGAATCCAAGGCTTACATGAACCTGGAGAACGCCTATATCACGAATCCGTATCTTGCCTATGAGCCGGTTGCGTTCGCTTGGCTGCGCGAGGAAATGCGCAAGGAACTGGCGAAAGACATCAGTTCGCAAAACGTGTTCCTGTCCAAGCATCTGAATATTGAAATCGGACAGGGCGAACGGACGGACCGATGGCCCGGTGTGGAATTTTGGCCTAGACGGGCCGATCGGTCCATTACGTTCGAAACCTTGCTTGACACGTCCGAACTGGTCTGCGTCGGCATCGACGGCGGCGGTCTGGACGACTTGTTCGGGTTCTGCGCGATCGGTCGGCACCGTGAAACGAAGGTTTGGCAGGCATGGTCACATGCATGGGCACATAAAGGCGTGCTTGAACGACGCAAATCGATAGCGTCGAGGCTGCAGGACTTCGAAAAAGAGGGTTCGCTGACTATCGTCGACGATGAACTGAAAGACTTGCAGGAAATCATCGATACCGTCGAGGCGATCAAACTGCGCGGCATCCTCGCCACGGTCGCGGTCGATCCGGCCGGTCTTGGTGAAATGATCGAAGCGCTGGCGGATATCGGCGTGACACAGGACGACGGGAACCTGTATGCAAGCCCGCAAGGGTTCCAGATGATGAACGCCATCAAGACCGCCGAACGGAAGCTGGCGGCTCAAACGATGGTCCATGACGGATCGGCGCTCATGGCGTGGTGCGTGTCGAACCTCAAGATTGAACCGACGGCCACGGCCATCCGTGCAACGAAGCAATCGGCCGGTGACGCGAAGATCGACCCTGTCATGGCGATGTTCAACGCCGTGTCGGCAATGGTCCGTCTGCCGGAAGTGAAGCGCGTTCCAACTTACGAAATCCTGGTGGTGTGACCGATGACCGAGACGATCGACCTGAACCGAGAGCGCGCCAAGCGCGAGCAACCCGACGCCGATTGCGTCCGGAAAGACCATTACGGTCGGCCCATGTTCCTCTATTCGCTGGAATACCGGTTCCAGGACAAGACGTGGTGCGTCAATCTTTGGGCCTATTCGTTCGATGACGCGGAGGGTCGGGCCGCGGCCATGCGCGAATCGCTGACCCTGTCTGGTCAGATTCATTCGATCATTCCCGCTTGACAAACCAAACGGACCATGTGTAAAACTTGGTTGACACCCCGCTAGTCCCGAGGGTGAAGGCTGTGAAAATATCGGGAAGTGAGAAACGCCGACCGCCCGTTGTGTAAATCCGTCCTGATCGGCCGGTGAGGAAGGAAGCGCAACGGGCAAACCATTCAACGTAACCACACTGACCGGACAGGCGTTCGGCTGGTCCACCGTAAACGGCTCGAATTCACCGTTAGGTGTCAACGTCTTAGTAAATCCGAGAGTCGCGAATCGGAGATTGAACGGAGATACAGTGTGGTTATATGGAATGGAATTAAGCGGTCTCGTTATAAAGTAACGCCTTGAATTGACAATTAACGTGGACGGGGTTAATCATCGGTCCAATTGTATCGATTGATTGGTCCCGTCCATGTCAAAACCGCTTGCTCGCGACCGCGCTTATTCGCTGATCGAAGTCAAGGCAACTAAAGCCGCGAACGGCCGGCGAACTATTGACGGTATCGCGACGACGCCGGATGTGGACCGCGTGAACGACACGATCGATCCGCTTGGCGTCAAATTCACCAATCCGATGCCGCTGCTGCATCAACATGACCATGACCGACCGATCGGCACGGTCACGTTCAAGAAACCGACCGCCAAAGGCGTTGAGTTTTCTGCAGAACTCCCAATCATTGACGAACCCGGACCATTGAAAGACCGTGTCGATACCGCATGGGGCGAAGTCCAGCACGGACTTGTCCGCGCGGTCAGCATCGGTTTTCGTCCGATCAAGTACGCTTATAACAAAGAAACGGGCGGTTATGACTTCCTTGAAGTGGAAGTTTATGAGCTTTCGTTGGTCACGGTTCCGGCCAATAGTTCGGCATTGATCAGTGCCGTCGGAAAAGCTATACCGTCCGTCGTTAAATCTTTCGACAAGAATGCGCCC